AAAAAAGAAAATGCAGGTGCATTGTCTACGAATTTATTCGAAGCTGATGCAAATGCTGGCTCGCAGAATATGACGCAGGAAGATCTTGCGTTACCATTTCTGAAAGTCTTAGGACAACTATCTCCTGAAGTTAATAAGAGGGATGGGAAATATGTTGAAGGTGCAGAACCTGGCATGATTCTCAACACTGTCACAAATGAAATTTTTGACGGAACTAAAGGAATAGATGTGTTGCCAGTATTCTACGAAAGAAAATATGTAGAATGGCAAGACAGAGGTGAGGGTAAAGGATCTCCAGTAGCAATTCATAATGCCGATAGCGACATTGTAAGTACAACTACTAGAGACAAATCTTTTAAAGATCGTTTACCTAATGGTAATTATTTAGAAAATACTGCAAATCATTTTGTAGTTGTTCTAGGTAAAAGTCCACAGACTGCGTTGATTTCTATGAAAGCGACTCAATTAAAAATTAGTCGTAAATGGAATTCAATTATGATGGGGATTAAAATGCCAGGTAAGAACGGTTTATTTACACCGCCAACTTACAGCCACATTTATAATCTAAAGACTGTTCAAATGTCAAATGACAAAGGAACATGGTTTGGATGGGAAGTGTCTAAAGTAGGTCCCGTTGAAGATAAATCTGTGTATGAAATTGCAAAAGGTTTTGCTGAAAGATTAGGCAAAGGCGAAGTGCAAGTCAAGCATGGAAACAGCGAAGACAAACAGGATACTCCATACTAATTCCTAGGAGCAGGCGGGGAAGCTAGCGTGGAACCGCCTGTTAAAAATTTATGTCGGCAATAACAAGTAGAATAGAATATTTTAAAAGTATTTTTAATGGATTAGAACGTGCGCACGGTGTCACTTTTATAGACAAGAAAGGTGCGGACGGGGAGAAGATTAAAGGAAAATCTTTTGTTAAAAGAGAACCAGTCACAGAAGATATGTGGCTTAAACACCTACAAGGAACAGAACCAAGTTTAGGAATCATTCCAATTAATGATGATAACAAATGTGTATGGGGATGTATTGATATAGATTCATACGCAGGATTTGATCATCCAAAATTAATTAACAAAATTAAATTATTAAATTTACCACTAATAGTATTCAGATCTAAATCTGGTGGTGCACACGTATTTTGTTTTACCACTGTACCTGTAACTGCTAAACTAATGAGAGACAAACTTTTATCTGTTAGTGCAGTATTAGGTTATGGGGGATCAGAAGTATTTCCAAAACAAGTAGAATTAAAATCAGAAGAGGATACAGGAAACTTTCTTAACCTTCCTTATTTTAATGGGGATGATACCACGAGGTACGCCTTTCAGGAGAACGGAGAGGCTGCAAACTTGCAAAGCTTCTACGATTCTTACGAAAGAAATAGATTAACACCCGAACAATTAGAAAGATTAGAAATTAAAAGACCACAATCAGAATTTAGCGATGGACCACCATGCATAGAATCATTAACACAAACAAAATTAAAAGATGGAAGAGATAGAGTTATCTATCAATACATTCAATACGCAAAAAGAAAATGGCCAGAAGATTGGCCTAATAGAATTAATAAATTTAATTATAATTATTTTGATCCACCACTAGACGACAAAACTATTCAAGATAAAATAAAATTTCATAGTAAAAAAGAACTAGGTTTTAAATGTAATGAAGAACCTATGTGTAATCACTGTGATAAAAAATTATGTAAAGCTAGAGAATTTGGAATTGGTGGTGAGTCTGTATTCCCAGAACTAAATGATTTACAAAAAGTAGAATTAGACGAACCATACTATTGGGTTAATGTAGATGGTGAAAGAGTTAAGTTAGACAACATAGATTGTTTGATAGACCAAAGATTATTTAGAAGAACTGTAACAAAACAAATAAACAAAAAACCACCAAGAATAAAACCAAATGAATTTGATAAGTATGTAGATTTATTATTAGCAGGTGTTGAAGTAGTGAAAGCGCCTCAAGGATCTTCGATCTTGGATCAATTACAGGATCATTTAGAAGAGTTTTGTTCTAATAGAACAGCTAAGTCTACAACTAAAGAAGATATTCTACGTGGTAATGTATGGACGAGTGAAGGAAAACATTATTTTATATTTAGTAAATTTTTTCATGGATACCTACAGAGAAAAAAATGGGGAGAAAAAGCACAACCAACTCAACAAATGTTAAAAGAACATTGCGATTGTAAAGATGATAGACTAACCATAGGTAAAAAAAGACCTAGTGTTATGATAGTAGATGCATTTGAAAGACCTGAAAATAATTACACACAGAAAAAATTAAAAGAGGATGATCCATTCTAATGTATATTGATTTAACTTTATTGATAGTTCTTACAGCAGCCTGGATATTAGTAACGGTATGAAAACAATAGTATTAGGACCACCAGGAACTGGAAAAACCCACACACTTTTAAATAAAGTAGATGATTACTTAAAAGAAACTGATCCAGATAAAGTAGGTTATTTTGCTTTTACTAGGAAAGCGGCTAACGAAGCAAAGGATAGAGCTATGAATAAATTTAATTTATCTGAAGATGATCTTCCATATTTTAGAACACTACATTCATTAGCATTTAAAAGACTCGGTATTAATAAAGAAAATGTTATGCAACGTAGACACTATGAAGATTTAGGTAAAAAAATAAATTTACCATTAGATTATAATGACTACGATGAGGAAGAGACAGGATTGTTTACTACTAAAAGTGATTACCTTAGAATTATTAACTTAGCTAAACTTAGAAACATTACAGTAGACCAACAATTTAATCTTGGAGAACATAATCAAGATGTAGAATATGATAAACTAACAATCATTGCTAATGAATTAGACAGATACAAAAAAGAATACGGTTTAATAGATTTTAATGACATGATTCTAGACTTTGTTAAGTCAGACAAATCTCCTAAATTTGATGTAGTATTTATAGATGAGGCACAAGATCTATCTCGTATGCAATGGGATATGGTTAACCATTTTAATACTCAAGATTCTTTTATAGCTGGTGATGATGATCAGGCAATATTTAGATGGGCTGGTGCAGATGTAGATAGATTCATTACACAAACTGGTAAACTTTTACACCTAACTCAATCAATGCGTATACCAAGAAGTGTTCACGACTTTGCTATGAAAATTATAGAACGAGTTTCTAATAGAATACATAAAGAATGGAAACCAAAAACTGTAGAAGGATCTGTAAATATGTATGAATCCTTTGAGGATGTTGATTTAAGTAAGGGTGAATGGATGGTTCTTACCAGAACACGCCATATGCTAGATGCAATAGAGGAGACTTTAAAGACCAGGGGTTTATATTTTGAAAATAAATTTAAAAAATCTTTTGAAAAAGATATTCAAGAAGCAGCTATTGATTGGCATAACCTTTTAAAAGGACACTTATTAAGTTACAAACAATTAGAAAGTATTGCTAAGTATATGGGTCCAGGTCATTGGCATAAGAAAAAAATGAAAGGAATGGTTAAAGAATCTTATTATGGAATAGAGCAATTAGTTAAAGACTATGGACTACAGGTTAAGACAGATTGGTTTCATGCATTTGATGACTGTTCAAACGATAGAAAAGAGTATATAAGAGCCATGAGAAGAAATGGAGAAAGTTTGAAAGATAATCCTCGTATACAATTATCAACTATACATAGTGTTAAAGGTGGGGAAAAACAAAACGTAGTTTTATTAACGGACCTTACACATAATACAAATAAAGCTTACGAAAAAAATCCAGATGATGAGAACAGATTATTTTATGTAGGTGCAACTAGAGCAAAAGAAAACTTACATGTTATCCAACCTAAAGATGATTATAAAAGTTTTCAGATAGGAGACCTATGAGTGTTTGGGATAAACAACACGGTGGTTCACACTATCAAAATTTTAAAATTCAACCTAGTAAGTTTGTTGTGGAGAATGAATTGCTTTTTCCGGAAGGATGCGCTATAAAATATATATGTCGTCACAGACTTAAAGGAAAGAAGGAAGATATATTAAAGGCTATACACTTTTTAGAAATGATACTTGAAAGAGATTATAAAGAAATAGAAAAACCAAAAGAAGATAAACCAAAAGATAAAGATAACTCATGGGGAATAATTAAATGAACTGTTGGCACTGTAATGAAGAATTAATATGGGGCGGAGATCACGACACGGAAGATAACGAAGATTATGATATTGTTAGTAACTTATCATGTCCCAACTGTCATTGTGCTGTTGATGTGTGGCACCCTTCAGAAAAATTAATAAAAGAATATAAAGACTATGAGGAGAAAAATAAATGATACAAAAACCTTTATTTGCACCACAAGTAGAGTGGACACCACCACAAGACTTTCCAGACTTAT